GGGGCGGCGGGGGCGGAGGGGGTGGCGGGGGGGGGGGGGGTGGGGGAGGCGGAGGCGGAGGCGGCGGCGGAGGCGGAGGCGGAGGCGGCGGAGGCGGTGGTGGCGGTGGTGGCGGCGGAGGCGGAGGCGGAGGCGGCGGCGGAGGCGGCGGCGGAGGCGGCGGCGGATAGCCAGACGCTCAGCTGGGACGACCTGTACTGGCCGATCCGTCGCGCACTCCGCGACAAGTGGACCCTCGACGCGGCCGCGGAAGCCGCCACAACCCCCCTCACCACCGCGATCGTCACCAACCGCGAAGAGGGCATCGCACTCCTCGGTCGACTGATCAACCCCGACACCACCGCGGCCGCGTAATGGCACCCGACCTGCTCGACCTCATCCCGGACTACGAACCCGACTACGGCCACAACGGCCCCGTCTACTTCCAACCCACCCCCGAAACCGAACACCGCGAAGCCGCCTACCGCGCCCTCGACGTCACCCTCCGCAAATGGGCCGAATCCGACGACACCTACCGGGCTGCGATCGCTGAACTCCGCGTCACGCTCACCCCCGCCGTCCGTCCCGCCATCACCGCCGACGAAGTAGCCGCACTTGCGGTCGAGGCGCACCGCGCAACCCCACGCCGGTGGCTGCGGAAGGGCCGCGCATGACCCCCAAGGCCCCCACCGTCCAAGACATCATCACCATCGTCGACGAACTCGCCAACATCAGCACCCCCACACCCGCATCCACCATCATCCGCGTCGGCCTCATCACCGAACTCCGCACCGAACTCCGACCCAACCTCGGACGCACCACCCCCGGCCGCGGCGACCGCAACCGACTCCCCATCGACACCACCGCGCTCGCCGTATGGGAAGACGTCACCACCCGCATCCAAGCCCTCCACATCGACCTGAACGGCACCCCCGCCACCACCGGCAGCCTCGAACAGATCCTCAACGCATGGGCACGCGACCTCGTCGCCGCCGAGCTCACCACCCCGAACGGCCTCAACGAACCCACCCTCCGGCTCATGCACCACCGAGTCACCAGCATCCGCAACCGCATCCGCAACCACCTCGACCCGTACCCCGCCGGCGACATCCCCGGCGCCCAATGCCCCGTCTGCGGTGCAGACATCGCCCACGTCCTCATCGACGGCGAAGAAGCACAAATGCCCGCCATCGGATGGAGCAAACCCCCCACCGGCCTCACCGTCGAATGCCGCAACCCCGCCTGCCTCACCACCTGGACAGGCGACAACGAACTCCGCATCCTCGAACACGAGATCACCGTGTTCCGAACCCTCTTCGCCCCCACGAACGGAACACGATCATGAAGACCCGCCGCGACCTCCGCGACCGCGTCGAGGAATACGAAGCCAACCTCAGATCCCTCGCCAGTCAGCTCGAGAACGTCGTCAAACAGGTCGAAGTGGCACGCCCCGACGTCAACCCCGGCACGCAAGAGCTCCGCGACACCATCAGGCTCTACCGACTCATCGCGGACGACATCACGAAGATCCTCGCCGGCCAGGAGCTGCAACCGTTCATCATCACCGGAGAGCTGCCGACATGACCACCACCCTCGCCTCCGTCATGTGCACGCTCTGCGGCGCAACCGGCACAGTCAACTCCGACATCACCAGCCCAGCCGGGCTCGCCACAGCAGCCGTGTGGGCGCTCCACATGGCCCGCAACCACCCGCAGATCACCGAGCGGGCAAGCCACTACATCGTGATGACCCCGGTCACGACGAAACCACAGGACAGGAGTGAGTGATGTCGATTCTCCTCGCCGTGACCAAACGGGACGGTCACGAGACGAACGCCCAGTCCACCCTCCCTGCGCTCGTCACAGTGATCCTGACGCCGAGGTCGAAAGACGCCGCTCGCGGGATGAGCGTCCGCCACATCTTCGAGACGAACGCGTTTCGGAGGCTGGCGTCTGCTGACCGCGCGCCAGTCATCGAGGCCGCGGTGCCCGCAATTGCCACGACGGATTGCCCGAAGTGCCGCGAGAAGTGGCTCGCAGACCACGTGAACAGGAGCCAAGCAGGAGAATGAGCGTCATGGAACAGGTCTACGCACAGCCGCATGAGGGAATCACTGGCACCGAGCGTTCGGGCGATCCGTTGCTCACCGAGGACGGCTCTCTCGTCGCCATCGAGCTGATGGGGATGCTCCACAAGGCGGTACTCGTCGGGAACCCCGCCCCGATCGTGGCGCAGATGTACGACCGCATCGCCAGTCCAGCAGCCGGGGATGCGGTCGTGGTGTTCGATGCTATCTATTCGAGGAACGACGATCACAAATACAAGGGCGTCGGCTACCTGATCGCCCAACGCGCCGAGTGGGCGCAGACCGATGCGAAGTGGGCTGAGGCGCGCTCGGAGGATGGCAGCCTCACAGACGACGACCGCTGGATCGAGCGCGATGCCTGGTACATCCAGTACGGCCCGGACGCCGTGGACGTGTGCCGGTGGTCGAATTGCCGAGTCCTCGCGATCCCGCGTACCCATTCGTCCGGTTCGGGGTCTACAGAAGGGAACGAGTGATGCCCAGCGCGATCATCAAGCCGAAGCCAGACGAAGACTTCTACGCCCGGTACTCGACCATCGTCGACAGTCCTTGCGAGTCGGGCACCCGAGAAGCCCTGCTCGCATATGGCATCGATCCCGAACGCCTCGACCGGGCCGACGAGACTGGCACATCCGCGCTGTGGGGGTACACCGAAGGCACGCTCTGGCTCGGTTGGCAGGACACGGATATCCAAGTGCGCGAGGGCGTCGTAGACCCGACTGCACCAGAAGACGCGTGGCGGGGCACGATCGCACGCGCAGACCTGCGCGCCTTCTGCGAGACGCTCGGCGAAGACGGCAACTTTCACCCGCCCGCGGGCATGGTCACGTGGTCGAAACCGGATTCGAGTTCGGGGTCTACAGAAGGGAACGAGACGTGAAAAACTTCCTGCGCTGGCTGTCCTCGCTGATCCGCCGTCAGCCGTCCCCCGCCTCGCTAGCCGACTGGCGTGAGGACTACACCGGGCGGCACGTATGCACACTGTGGACGCCGTACGACGTCTGGGAGGAACGAGAGCGTTCCGGCCCCGGCCTGACGTGCCGTCACTGGCACGCGCCGTGGCCCTACGCCACGTCCCCTGAGGACTATTGGTCCACGCACTGGCGGAACCGCCACGGCTACGTCCCCTGGGGGCGACCGCTGTGGCGCGACGGGACGAAGGAGGATGCGCGCTGAGCGCACCCATTGACCCTGACTGTGCCCAGGGAAAGCACCCCGCGTGCATTGGTTGAGCGCAACCCTGAGAATATGGCGGATGACGACCGCATTCTGCCCCGCGCACCGGTCGGTAACGCGCTGTTCCCCGAATCGACCGGTTCGGAGTCCGAGGGTTGAAACTCCCGCGTTCCGCGCTCGCCGCAGAACACCCGCTCACGAGCCACACGCGCCCGACACGCGGACTCCCAATAGTCGCCACCTCATCGAAAGTGGTACAGTCAGCATCACGCGGGAGAAGTGTTCCTACCGCCAGACGCCCCGAAGCAAACGCTCGGGGCGTTCGTCATGTGCCGACGCGCCAAGCGCCTCGGCCGCGCCGCAGGTCCAGGGGGTCCTGCACAAGCGCAGCCCCCTCGGCCCGAACGGGTGCGGACCGAGGGGGCACAACCCCCGCACCGGAGACACCATGTCCACCACACACGCCGACCCCCGCCAAGCCCAAGCCCTTCGCGAACTCCGCGCTCGCGGCGAACACCAAACCTGCTGGTCCTGCGGCCGCGAACTCCTCGCCTCAGCCCGCAAACCCCACCCCGCGGCCATCACCGTCGGCCACTACGTCGACGTAGACCTTGGCCTCACCGACCCGTTCCACCCCGCGAACTACGGCGCCCAGTGCGGACCGTGCAACTACGCAGGCGGGGCACGACGCACCAACGCCAAGCGCCGCGGCATCACCGGCCGCGAGCTCACCGTCTCACCCGATTGGACCTGAACACGCACACGCATCTGGCACTTCGCCTTCTCACGTTGGTACGACCACGACCTTGTCGGCCACAACCGCCGCGCGGCCGTCTGGGGCACCATGAGCGACCTCCTGTGCCGTGTTCTCTGGCCGAACCGGCGCGCGGATGCCTCACACCGCGTCACCACGGGCCCAGGACGACCGGTTTTTTAGCCCGGACCCACCACACGAAGGACCGCGCTCTCTTCCATTTCTCTCTCTCCGACCGACGGAGGCCGATGTGACACAGCGGCCAAAGCGTCCCGCGCACGGGACCGTGCAGCGGTACCGCCTCGAGCTCGCCGACAAGAAGGCCGGCCGGGGGAGTGGGCCCTGCGATCGTTGTCGTTCCGCGAACTCTGAGCGTGCGAAGACCGCTCGAGTGAACGCGGCCGCCCGGGCGCGACGCGCCGAGATGAAGGCGCTCCCCGATGTCACAACTTCCGGTCACGCGCAGGAGTCACCGCCCGCCCGCTCGAGCACCGCGGGACGGGGCAAGCGCAAGGTCGGCGTCATGGAGGGGTCCGTACAGCAGGACATCGAGGAGATCGACCCGAAGCTGCATGTTCCGTTCCACCGATCGTTGAGCGCTCTGGCCATCGAACTTGCTCAGGAGATCGACGAACCGGCCACCTCCGCCGCCGCTCGCCGCGACGCCCGCAAACAGCTCTTCGAGGTGCTCAGATCCCTGCGCACCCAGAAGGAGGGCGACGATGGCTCGGCGCTCACGGTCCTCCTCGAGCAAGCAGGCTTTGGGGTTCCCCTCGTACCTGGACGTACCTCCTAGGTTCGGCACCCTCCGCAACTTCGACAACCCGACGTACGGTGACCGTCTCGCGCTGACCGCTCGCCTGCTGAACAAGCCGTACATCCCCTGGCAGCAGTACGTCGCTGATGTGCTCGGCGAGGTCGACGCCCGCACCGGGATTCGCGTCTACCGTGAGGGGCTTGTCACCCTGATGCGTCAGGGCGGGAAGACGACGTTCATCGTCAGCTTCAAGTCGCACCGCGCCCTGGACTGCACTCCGCAGAACCCGCAGACGATCCAGTTCGCTGCGCAGGACGGCATCGAGGCGAAGAAGAAGTGGCTCCAACACGCGAAGCTCATCAAGCGCACCGCGCTCGGCGTGCGGCTCGTCGAGGGAACACCGACCACCTCGAACGGCAAGGAGATCCTCGAGTGGGACACGGGCTCGACGGAAGTCCCTCTCTCCGGCAGTGAGGGCTCCGGTCACGGAGACACCCTGAATCTCGGCGTCGTCACCGAGGCGTTCGCCCACAAGGACGACCGCTACATGCTGACCATGCGGCCAGCCATGAACAACGACCCCAACGCGCAGCTGCTCGTCGAGTCGACCCAGGGCAACGCACAATCGATCTGGCTCAACGAGACCACGCAGGAGTACCGCGACCGGTACGCCGTCGACGACGGCCGCGAGCTCACCGAGAGCCGCATCGCGTACTTCGACTGGTCCTTCGCTCCCGAGGACGACATCTTCTCCCCGGACACCTGGCGGCGGCGCATCCCGCAGCTGGGTCACCTCCTGCGTATCGAGGAAGTCGAGACCGCGGCGCGCAACGCGACAACGCCGAAGAAGATCCGCGCGTTCGCCCGCGGCTTCGGGAACGTCGCCGACCTGGGCGCCGGCGAAGGATCTCTCTTCGACGAGACGTACTGGGAGGACACGGAGACCGACGACGACATCATCGGTCTCCGTGCGCTCACGTTCGACGTCACGAACGACCGAAGCTGGTCGAGCCTCGCCTGGGCCGGGGTGAACCGCGCTGGCGACATGCAGTCCGAGCTGATCAAGCACGAACGCTCCGTGCACTGGGTCGTCGCGGCCGCGGGCGACATCTTCGATCGCAACCCGAAGATGCGCCGCCGGATCTACTGCGCACCAGGCGGACAGGCCGTGACGCTCGAGTCCGCGTTCCGTCGCGCAGGGATCGACCTGATCATCCTCTCCCGCTCCGAGTACGCCGGCGCCGCCGGCCAGTACTTCGCAGGGTGCGGCGACTCAGACGAGCTCGCATCCGACGAACCCGAACCGCGGATCTTCCACAAGGCGTCGCTCGGCCAAACCCCGCTGCACGTCGCGATTGGTGGAGCCGCGTGGACCACCATCAAGCCCCGTGTGTGGGACAGCGGCCGCTCGTCCACCGTCATCTCCCCGCTCGTCGCATGCTCGATCGCGCCGTGGGCCTACCAGATCGAGCTCGAGGCGAAGCCCGTCGACGACATCCTGCAGACGTTCGCCTGACCCACCCGATCGGAGAACCACCTCATGCCGAAGGCGATCGCCACCATCACCACCGTGCTCGAGCTCGTAGGACTCTCGCTCATCATCGCCGGCGTCTATGTGGCCTTCGGCCTGGCCTCGGCGCTCATCATCGCCGGCGCGCTGTTGCTCAGCATCTCGTTCCTGCTCACCACAACACGGGGAGGCCGCAAGTGAGCTTCCTGTTCTCCCGCCGCGGTGTCGGCGCCGGCGGCATCATTCCATCACGGAGCAACTGGGGGCGCCTCCGTGGGCGGAAGGGAGCTCTCGCACAGTCGGCCGGGTGGGCCTGCATCCGTCTTCGCAGCGACCTGATCTCGACGCTCCCCGTAGATACGTACCGGAAGACGCCGTACGGCCAGGTCGAAGTTCCGAAGCCCCCGATCCTCATTGACCCTGGCGGCTCCGAAGTCGACATCATCGAGTGGCTCTACTCCACGCAGAGCGATCTTGACAGCGTCGGGAACGCGTTCGGATCGATCGTCGAACGTGACGGCGCGAACCTTCCGAAGCGCATCGAACTGATCGCGCAGGAAGACGTTCGCGTCACCAGCCGCGACGGCATCGTGACCTACTACGTCAAGGGCAAGAAGGCCGAGCGGGAGGATCTCTGGCACGAGCGCCAGTTCACCGCGTCGGGTGTTGTCGTGGGTCTCTCGCCGCTGTACTTCGCGGCGCTCTCTCTGCAGCAGCACTCGGCCGCCCAGGAGTTCGCCGCGGCCTGGTTCGGCGGCGGCCTCGTACCCCTCGGGCACCTGAAGTACTCCGAAGCAAAGGTGCCTGCCAACGAGGCTGAGGCCATCAAGCTGCGCCACAAGCTCGCGATCGAGAACGGCGACCCCATGGTCACCGGGAAGGACTGGGAGTACAAGCCGATCGACGCGGCGCAGGCGCAAGCGAACTTCATTGCCGCAATGCAGTTCAGCGATGTCGAGATGTGCCGCTACTTCGGCGTCCCCGGCGACCTCATCGATGCCAACGTGTCGGGCGCGTCGATCACCTACGCGAACATCACGCAGCGCAACCTGCAGCTGCTCGTCATGAACCTCGGACCGGCCATCGCCCGGCGCGAGAGGGCACTGTCCAGGCTGCTCCCCGCACCTCGCTTTGTGAAGCTCAACAGCGACGCGCTCCTCCGCATGGATCCCGAGACAGTCGCGAGGATGCTCGGCCAGCAGATCCGCGATCGAGTCATCGCTCCCTCCGAGGCGCGCGACATCATCAACCGGCACCCGTTCACCGACGAGCAGATCGAAGAGTTCAAGATCCTCTTCCCCGCCCAGTACGCCAAGACCGACGCCGAGCGCGAGCTCGCACACACGATCGGAGCCCAGTCATGATCCTCACCCTTGAGGCCGACGTCGCCGGCCGCCGCGCCGCGTGCTCAGCGCAGCCGACCCGCGCACCGTTCGACGAGCACCGCGACAACGCGTTCACCGCGCAGATGCGCGCGGCCAAGATCGAGCGCGACGGCCGGGAGTACTTCCAGCTCGACGGCATCGCCTCAGTCGTCGACACCTGGTACGAGATGTACGACTTCTGGGGACCCTACGAGGAGAAGGTCGCACCCGGCGCGTTCGACAACACCCTGGCCGCAGACCCCGATGTCGCGTTTCTCCTCAACCACAAGGGTGCCACCATGGCGCGCACCAAGAAGTCCCGCACCCTTGAGCTCTCGCTCGACGAGAGCGGATCACTCGCGACGCGCGCGTTCCTCAACCCAATCCGGCAGGACGTCAAGGACCTCATCACCGCGGTCGAAGACGGAGACATCGACCAGATGTCGTTCGCGTTCCGCATCAAGGCCGGCAACTGGAACCCCGACTACACGACGTACACGATCACCGAAGTAGACCTCGACCGAGGTGACGTCTCGGCCGTGAACTACGGAGCCAACCCGTACACGTCGATCGAGGCCCGCGCCCGACTGTCCTACCTCGAACGAGCCGTACAGGGTGCCCCTCGCGCTGAGGTGCGCGAGCTCACGAGTCGGGCGCCCCGATCCTTCATGGCCGCGGCGCTCCGCGTCGACCTGAACACCTGAACCTCTGCCCGCCATCCCGGCGAAGCAGATACCCCGCGCACGCCCAATCCGGCTCACCAGAGGGGATGCCGGCGCCAGAGGAGCGACCCATAGGCAGCGCACACCTAACCGCCCCACGGGGCAGAAAGGAGTCCAATCGTGGACTTCGAAAAGCTCCTCGCGCTGCGAAACCAGCGGCGTGAGGCACTCAACGCGCGGCTCGCCGCGCTCGGCGCAGAGGGCCAGGCAATCCTCGACGGAGCCGAAGGCGACAACAGGCGCGCCCTCACCGACACGGAGGACGCTCGCGCATCGGAGATCATCGAGGAGCGCACCGCGCTTCGTGAGCAGATCGCGGCGGTCGACGCCGAGATCGCGGGCATCCGCGCCGAGCAGGCAGCGGATCAGCGGGCCACAGAGCTCGCGCAGGAGAGCCGCACCGTCGCGACCGCGGCTGGCGGTTCGGCCCGGGTGATCTCGGAGCCGAGGACGTACGCGGAGGAGAACGACAAGCGCGGCGTCCAGTTCGCGCTCGACGTCGCCCGGTCGTACGCGTTCGGCGACATCCAGGCCCGCGAGCGACTCGCGCGCCACATGCAGGAAGAGCGGGTTGAGCGCGGCGATCTCATCGAGCGCGCCGCGGGCACGTCCGCCTTCTCCGGCCTCGTCGTCCCGCAGTACCTCGTCGACTCCTTCGCGCCGATGGCTCGCGCGGGCCGGCCCTTCGCCGACGCATGTCGCCACCACGACCTGCCCCCCAAGGGCATGAGCGTGAACATCGGCAGGGTCACCACCGGAACCACGGTGGCAGACCAGTCGGCGGAGAACGCCGCGGTGTCCGACCAGGACATGGACGACACGCTTCTCACCATCCCGGTCGCCACGGCCGGTGGGTCGCAGACGCTGTCGCGCCAGGCAGTCGAGCGCGGCGAGGGCGTCGAAGACGTCACCGTCGAGGACCTCATCCGCGCCTACGCATCGAACCTCGACGCGCAGCTGCTGAACAAGGCCAGCACCGGTCTGACGAACGTCGCGACCGCGATCACCTACACCTCGGCTTCGCCCACCGCGACCGAGCTGTACCCGAAGCTGATCGGTGGAGCCGCGGCCGTGGAGGCTGCCCTCCTCGATCAGGGCGTCGGAGACACGATCGCATTCATGCACTCGCGTCGCTGGTACTGGCTGCAGACGCAGCTGTCGAGCACCTGGCCGCTGTTCGGGCAGCCCGGTGTCGCGGCGCAGCTCGCCGGAGCGAACTACGGCGAGCGGTACGGTGCGGGTTTCCGCGGCGTGCTTCCCAACGGAACCCCAGTCGTGGTCGACAACAACATCGCCACGAACCTCGGCGCCGGCACCAACCAGGACGAGATCTACTTCGGCGCACAGTCGGAACTCCACCTGTGGGAGGACCCGAACGCGCCGCTGCTGATCCGCGCCGAGCAGCCCAAGGCGAAGAACCTCGGCATCGACCTGGTCGTGTACGGGTACTACGCCTTCACCTTCGCGCGTCGTGTGCACGCGCAGAAGATCGCCGGCACCGGCCTGGTGGCGCCGACGTTCTGATCGTGAACGGCCCGGGCGGGCGGGACTCCTCCCGTCCGGGCCCCCACGGTCCCCATCTCTGACAAGGAGCAGCCATGGCAAGAACGCAGAAGAACGAGGCCGCCGAGTTCGCTGGCGAGCAGCGCAAGCAGTACGTCGACGCCCTCAAGGTCGAACTCGAGGGGTACAAGCGATCCGGCAACGAGGACCGTCAGAACGACGTCCTCGCCGAGATCAAGCGCGTGACCAGCCGTGCAGGCGCGCAGTCCGCGTCTGCACCGACAGCCAACACCGCGAGCACCCCGCCCGCGACCGCGTAAGAGGAGGACGGTATGCCCATCGACCTCGGCACCACGACCACTGCACGGTGGGCCCGCGGCCCCGCGCTCGCCGGGCATACCGTCACCCTCACCGTGACTCGTCCCGACGGCACGGTCCTCACCCCGACCGTCACCGAGCAGGCTGGCGTCTACTCGGCGCCCGTCGTCGGGTCGCTTCCGGGCCGCTACCTGCTGACCTGGGCTGACACCACCGACAACGCGACCCGCACCGACACGCTCGAGGTGTGGCCGGCCGATCCTCGGTTCATCATCAGCGAAGGCGACGCGTTCGAAGCGCTCGGCTGGAACGCGGCGAGCATCGCCAAGAACGGCCCCGCGCTCCGCCTCTACATCGCCACCGCGACACACGTCATCGAAGACATCGTCGGCACCGTCCTCATTCGTACGATCGTTCAACCCGCGGACGGCGGCCGCACCGGCGTGCTCCTCTGGGAGCGACCCGCGTCGATCGACAGCGTCACCGTCGACGGGGAGCCCACGACGAACTACATCGTCAACGTCAACGCCGCCATCCTGTACGCCAAGCCTGCAGGGTCACAGTTCCCGCCCGGTCTGCAGAACATCATCGTGACCTACAAGACCGGCGGTACGGGGATCGCCCCGAACATCCAACTCGCCGCCCGCGAGCTCGTGCGCCACCTGTGGCAGGTCGGGCAGCAGGTCCCCGCCCAACCCGGCCCCACCGGCGACTATGCACAGCAGCCGATGGGCATGACCCCCTCCGGGTTCGCCGTACCCAAGCGGGTGCTCGAGCTGTGCCGTCCCACCTACTCGCTGCCGGGGATGGCGTGATGGCCGGCTTCCGCACCACCACCGGCGTCTACGAGCTCAAGAAGGCGCTCTTCGACATCGCGGCCGCGCTGTGGGCGACCACGCACCCCGAGTTCGAACAGCACTGGGGGCAACCCCTCGCCCGACCCGACGAGTACGCACAGTGGGTCGACGGGATCGGCGAACAAGAACCCGCCACGATGAGCACCAACCGGTCCCGCGACGAGGTCGTGACCGTCGCGGTCGAGATGTTCTGCATCCGCCGCGGCGACGTCGACACCGCCCGCGAAGCCGAAGAGTACGTCTTCGCCCGCCTCGGCGAACTCGAACGCCACATCCGAATGACCAACGCCACCGTCAACGGCGTCGCCATGTGGTGCGCCCTGACCCGCGTCGCCAACGAGACCGTTCCCGGCAAGAACTACCAGGGCCACCTCGCCGCGATCCGAGGCGAGTTCACCGCCCGCATCCGCATCACCGGTTAGGAGACCCCGCGCCATGAAGACCCTTACCCACCACTCACCGCTCGGAGAGCTCGAGATCCCCACCGTCCTCGGCCCCGTCCCACCAGGCGTCCCCTTCGCCGTCGACGACGACATCGCCGACAGCCTCCTCGAGCAGACCGACATCTACCAGCTCGCCACCGCACCCAAACCCGGATCCCCCGCCGCGCTCCGCCTCGCCGCGGCCGCGCACGGCATCGACACCACCGGCATGACCAAGGCCGACATCACCGCCGCGCTCGCCGCGGCCGCAACGCAGGAGGCGCAAGCATGATTCAGGCGGACTGCTCAATCGGCTTCAAGAAGGAAACGACCTACGGGACACCGGTCACGGTCGACCGCTTCCTCGAATTCATCAGCGAGAGCCTCGACTACGAGCGCGAGTTCTACCAGGGTGAGGGACTCCGCCCCGGCACCCGGCTCGCCCGCTCCGCCCGCCGGTACCTGGCCAAGGACGGTGCCGCCGGAGACATCGAACTCGAGGTGCCGACCCGCGGGCTCGGTGCGTTCCTCGAGGCACTGCTCGGCGTCGGGTCCTCAACGGTCGTCGCGGGCGCGCTGTACCAGCAGCTGTTCACCCTCACCAAGGACGACTACCTCCCGTCGCTCACGATCCAGAAGGGCATCCCCCGGCTGGGTCAGAACACCGTCGACGCGTACACCTTCAAGGGTGCTGTCGCGAAGAGCTTCGAGATCTCGATGGGCAACGGTGAGGCCCTCAAGCTGAAGAGCAGCTGGCACGCCCGCGAGGTCGACACCTCGATCGCCTACGCGACACCGTCATACCCGGCCGCGTTCGAACTGTTCAGCTTCGTCGGCGCGTCCCTCATCGTCGGCGGCAGCGTCACCGTCCCCGGCGCCACCACCCTCGCGACCGGCGGCACCACGATCGCCAACGTCCGCGACTTCTCCATCGCCGTCGACCAGAAGCTCGACGAGAACGGGTTCAACCTCGGCAGCGCGGGCAAGCGTTCGCGACGGGGTGCGGTCGGGATCGCGGAGGTGACCGGCAAGCTGACGGCCGAGTACGACGCGACGACGTTCCGGGATGCGGTGCGTGACCAGACGTCGATCGCGCTCGTCGCCACGTTCGTCGGCGCGACCGACATCACCGTCGGCAACAAGCCCACCCTGCAGGTCGTCTGCCCGGACATCCGATTCGAGGGTGAGCTGCCGAAGTCCAACGGTGGTGACGTGATCACCCAGTCGCTCGAGTTCACCGCGTTCGACGGGCTCGTGGCAGCGCACCCGCTGTACATCGCGACCCGCACCGCCGACACCGCGCTCTGATGGCCGACGGCATCGAGTTCGACATCAACTCACCCGACCTGCGATCGCTGATCCAACAGGTCCGCGAGGTCGAACCGAAGCTCGCGACAGCGTTGCGCCGTGAGCTCCGCCAAGCCGGCACCGACATCATCGCCGATCAGCGCCAGCAGCTCGGCGGCGGAGAGGTCCGTGACCAGATCGCCGCCGGCCTGCGCACACGCATCACCGCGGGCCGCACACGACAGTCGGTATCGATCGTCAGCAGCGGCCCGCGCGTCGGCGGCGTCAGCCTCGGCAAGCTCTTCGAACGCCGACAGTTCCGCCACCCCGTGTTCGGCACCGACCAGTACGTCGACCAGGACGGGTACCCGTACTTCAACCGGCCTGCTCGAGCGGGATTCGACGCGATGCGCTCCCGGCTCGAGCAGGCCGTCGACGACACGATCCGGAGGATCACCACATGAAGGTCAAGATCGACGGCCGCGAACTCCGCGTCGTGAAGTCCACAAGGACGCTCGCGGAGTGGCAACGCCAATCCGGCAAGAAGCTCCCGTGGCTCGCGACGGCCGAGGGGGAGATGTACGGCCTCGCGTTCATGGCCTTCTGTGCGCTGCAGAACGCCGGCTTCGAACCGAAGTGGGATGACCTCCTCGACGTCGACACCGAGGAATGGGAATGGATCCCGGAACCCTCCGACGCCACCGTCGAGGAGGTCGCACCCGCGGGCCCTCCGAACTCCCTCGCGGATTCCGCGGCGGCCGCCGCCGAGGGAGCACCAGTAGCGGCACGGCCCGCATCCAAGCCTTCGAAGAAGCCGAAGGGTGGGTCGAAGAACAAGTAGCACGACGCCTCGCCGGCATCGGCCACGTGTTCCCCGGATACACCTACCCGGTGCTCCTCGACCTCCCGTACGACCACTGGCTACTCCTCGCGTTCGCGTACGACGACTACGTCGCAGAAACGAAACGCATCCGATCCCGCACCCGAAGGAGATGAGCCCGCATGGCATCCACCCGCGACCTCGTCATCAACATCGTCGGCAACGGTCAGTCCGCCGCCGACGCCTTCGACAAGGTCGGAGACGCTGCCACCCGCCAGGAAGGCAAGTTCACCAAGCTCAAGGCCGGCATCACCATCGCCTCCGCGGCGATCGTCGCAGGCGTCACCAAGTTCGCCGCCGACAGCGTCGCCGCATACTCCGAAGCGGAACAGTCACAAGCAGCGCTCGAAGCCGCCTACGCCAAGTTCCCCGGCGTCACAAGCGTCTCGATCGACGCGCTCCGCGCCCTCAACACCGAGATCCAGCGCAAGACCGGATTCGACGACGACGCGCTCGCCGCCTCGCAGGCGACCCTCGCGCAGTTCGGTCTCACCGGCGAGCAGATCCAGCAGCTCACACCGCTCATGGCGGACTACGCCACGAAGACCGGTAAGGATCTCGCGACCGCCGCGGAGGACATGGGCAAGGCGGTGATGGGTCAGGGCCGCGCGCTCAAGCAGGTCGGCGTCGAATTCTCCGACACCGGAGACAAGGCGGGCAACTTCGAGCAGCTCGTCGCCGGGCTCGACGGCACCGTCGGCGGATTCGCCACCACAATGGGCGAGACCGCTGCTGGTAAGGCGCAGATCCTCGCGCAGAACTTCGGTGACATCCAGGAGACCGTCGGTCAGATGCTGATCCCGGCGCTCACCACCCTCACCGAGATCGGGTCGCAGGTGACCGCCTGGATGGCCGACAACCCCGCCGTCGTGCAGGCTGCCGCTATCGCGGTCGGCGTGCTGACCGCGGCGATCGTCGCCGCGAACATCGCGATGTGGGCGATGGCCGCGAACCCGATCGTCCTCACGATCATGGCGATCATCCTCGCTGTCGGCCTGCTCGTCGCCGGCATCTGGCTCCTCGTCTCCAACTGGGATGCCGTGGTCGCCTGGATCACCGGCGTGTGGGGCGGTTTCGTCGGCTGGATCACCGGCGTGATCAACGGGTTCGTCGGCTGGTGGAACGGGATATGGGCCGCGGTCGGGCGGGTGATCTCGAACGTCTGGCAGAACAACATCGTCAAGCCGATCAGCACCGCGTGGACGTGGGTGCAGAACATCGTCCGCCTCGGCCTGGCGTCGCTCAAGGCGGGCTGGGATTCGGTGTGGGGCGCCGTCGGCCGATTCATCAGTGACGTGTGGAACAACCGGATCGTGGCACCGATCCGGGCCGCGTGGACGTGGGTGCAGAACGCCGTCCGGGGTGGTCTGACCGCAATCCGCACCGTCTGGTCGTCGGTGTGGAACGGGCTCGGCGGGATCGTCCGCGGAGTGTGGAACGGGGTGCTCGGCTGGATCGAATCCGGCGTGAACGGTGCGATCCGCATCATCAACGGCATGATCGGCGCAGTCAACTCCGTCGCCGGTGTCGTCGGCATCCAGATCGGCCTGATCCCCAGTGTCCGCATCCCGAGGCTCGCGACCGGCACGGTCACCAGCGGGCCCATGCTCGCCATGATCGGCGACAACCCGGGCGGCCGTGAGGTCGTCGCACCCTACGACTCGTACGTCGAAGAGATCCGGCGTGCAGCGGGCGTCGGCGGCACCGGCACGGGACGCCTGAACCGCGCAGACCTCGACTACCTGATCAAGGGCATCGCGCGGCAGCGAGGCGTGAGCCTCGTCGTCCACAACCCCGTGCACCGTGACACCGCTGACAGTGTGCGCGAGGGGGCGTCCATGCTTCGCACCGCAGGGCTGGTCGCCTGATGTACGCGCTCGATGGCGTCAGCCTCAACAACGACGCGTACGGCTGGTACCTCACTCCCGAATCGGAGATCGCCTTCGAGTACTCGATGAACCGGTCATCTGTGCAGTTCCCCGGGCGCGACGGTGTCGAGCCGTCCCCGGGGTGGCTCGAGGGCACGACGTCGAAGCTCGTCATCGAATGCCCGCTCAGCGCCCAAGGCACCGTTCTCGCGCTTCTCCGATCCGGGAAGCAACTCACGAGCGAAGCGTCGGGGTACGTTCTCGACGTCGAGTTCATGACATCCGCCGTGGTCGACCTGAACACGTTCCCCGCGATGTGCGAGATCACCGCCGTGTTCCGCACTCGCACGGCATGGCGTGACCCGCTCGAGGCGACATCGGCGCCCGCCGCGCTCACCGCGGCATCCGTCACGGTCGACGTCCTCTCGGGCCTGTCGATGCCCGTGCGGGACGCGATCCTCCGCGTCGGCGGAGCAGTCACCGGGCTCCTGATCACGGACTCGTCGGGGGAGTGGGTGTCCTACGGGGCATCCCTCCCCGCGGGCTCCTACTGGCGTTTCCACGCCGACACCGGGCGGGCGTTCGTCACCGCGACGAACACGTGGACCGGGGGCACCGAGGTCACCGGCACGTCGGACTGGTCCGGCACCGGCACACCGTTTCAGATCGAACCGATGCGCCCCACCCCGACCGACCCGATCATCCGCGTCGGCAGGCTCACTGTCGCTACGGCCACCCGGTCCGGCGCCACTCTCGAAGTGAGGGCCCGCCGCGCGTTCGCAGCCGCTTAAGGAAGGTTCCACATGCCGATCCTTCGCAGCCGCCTCGTGCAGTACACCCCGCTCGGGGCCAGGCTCGGCGCATTCGCGACGCTCACACACGACGTCACCTGCCCGCTCAACGACGTGTCGACCGTCACGTGGAAGCAGTCCGCGCTCCGCAAAGCCGCCGAAGGGTCCATCGTCGAAGTCGGCTTCGAAATCCTCTCCGGCACCACGTGGATCGAGCCGCCCGGCTGCCGGTTCGTCGCACCAGAGAAGTCCGGCGACCCGCTCGACGACGCAGAGCTCGGCAGCTACCAAGGTCAGAACCTGGTGTGCCGGATGCTGCGCGGCCTGCAGATCGAAGAAGGCAGCGCAGAGCTCGTCGACGGCGCCCGCCGATTCAACTCCTCGACTCCCGGCGCGATCCTCAAGACGCTCGTCGACGAGGGCCACGCCCGCGGGTGGGCGGCCGCCATCACGATCGACTTCACCGCCAGCCTCGACAGCACCGGCGCACCATGGGCCACCACCCTCAGCATCGGCTACAAGCCCGGCGACGTGAACGTGCTCGAGGTACTCACCAACCTCAGCGACCAGGGCGTCATCGAATGGCGCACCGAAGGTCGCGTCCTCCGGGTATTCAACCCCGGCCACGGCGTCGACCGCACCGTCCAGGCATCCCCGGTGATCCTCCGCCGCGTCAACAAGCTGCCCGTCAAAGCCAGCCTCGACTCGCTCGTCACCGACGTCACCCTCCGCGGAGAGCAAGGATTCCGCCTCGACCTGAACAACCCGGCCGCGACGAACGTCCTCGGCCGCCTCGAGGCAGCGATCTCGCAGGGCGGAGTCTCCGACCCCGGCACCGCAACCCTCCTCGCCCAGCGCACCCTCGACGAGGGCGCACAGGTTCGTCGCGAGATCACCGCCACCATGCAACTCGCCGACAGCGAGTACACCCCCTGGCTGGACTACGCGGTCGGCGACTGGGTGAAGGCCCGCATCAACGGGTGGGAGAAGGTCCGCATCCGCGAGCTCGTGTACGCGTTCAGCGCCGACGAGACGGTCGTGAGCCTCAAGCTCAACGACCGCTACATCGAGCTGCTCGAGAAGCTCGCGAAGAAGACCACCGGCATCGTCGGGGGAGCGCTCGCGGGAGGCTCCGGGGTGCGCCCCACTCCGGACTCGCGCCGCCCGAAAGCACCTGTCGACGTCGTCGCGTCGTCGGCGGGCTATTGGGCGGGGACTCTCGCCCAGTCGCAGGTGTCGATCGAGTGGACTCCTGTCACGCAGGGCGTGAACTCGGTCGCGATCGACGTGGACCTGTACGAGGTGTGGGCGGCGGAGGGTGACGGTGAGCTCAACGCGCTCACCACGACCACGAATGACACGGTGTCGTGGTCACCGTTCACACCGGAGTCGACGTGGCGGTTTGCGGTGCGAGCCCGCTCGAAGAACGGCGTGTGGGGTGCCCTGTCGACACCGGTTGAGGTGTCGATGTCGACGCCGGTCGCGCAGCTGCTCGCCCCGTCCGCTCCGATCGTGACCACCGAGCACGGTGTGATCGACGTGTCGTGGGATGGGTTGTTCGATGGGGAGACCCTCGCGCCGGTGTCGTTCATGCAGATGAACGTGGAGACGTCGGAGAACGCGACCGATGGGTTCGCGATCGTCGCGACCTTGTGGGAGACCGGGGAGCACCGGATCCTCCGCGGGCAGGGCGGCGACTCCCTGTACATCCGGTTCACACCTGTCGATGTCCTGGGCCGGCCTGGTCCGTCGTCGACGGCGACGCTCGTCAACGTGGCGGACTTCATCCCGTCGGGGTACATCACCGCGGCGATGCTCGACGCGGGTGTCGGCGGGCAACTCGACATCACCGCGAACGACGCGGTCACGATCATCGTCGGGCAGATCGCTGCGGCGATGGCCGGTGTGGACGCCAACGCGTCGGAGATCGCCGACCTGCGCACGTACTTCGCGTTCGAACCCGACGGCCTGTACATCTCCATGCCCGGTTCGTCGGCACGGTTGCGGCTCGCGAATGACCGCATCGAGATGCTCAACGGCGGTCAGGTCATCGGGTACTGGGAGGGTGGCGTGTTCGTCGCCACCTCGATCACCACCGCGCTCGCGCAGGTGGGAAATCACGTGATCTCGGGTGAGATCCCGGGGCACACGACGTGGAGGCCGGTGTAATGGCGAACCCGGTGCAGATGGATGGATCCGCGGACTTCCTGCTGTACATCGACTACGAGGTGTTGTCGCAGTCGGTGGCGTCGAACACGTCACAGGTGCGGCTCACGCTGCGGGCCGTCGATGCGGATTCGATCAACCTGACCTGGTCGAACTACTCCTCGTCGTGGTCGATCACGGGCGGGTCGACGTCGTCGGGCAACAAGGCTTCGTTCGACTTCCGTGACGGCGACACGGAGATCATCGCGCAGGTCACCCAGACCATCACGCACAACACTGACGGGACGAAGACTCTCACCCTGTCGGGGTACTGGAACTCCGGTCACGGGTCGGTGGGGAAGGGGACAGCGTCCCGCTCGGTCACGCTGCCCACGATCCCCAGGGCGACGACACCGACGGTGTCGGCAGGGTCGGTGGATGCGGGTTCGTCGGTGACGATCAACACGCCCCGCGCGTCCGGGTCGTTCACACACACGCTGAAGTACTCCTTCCTGGGTGCGACGGGGACGATCGCGACCGGTGTCGCCACGTCCCACTCGTGGTCGGTGCCGTTGTCGCTGCTGAACCAGATCCCGTCTGCGACGTCGGGTGTGTGCGTGATCACCTGCGAAACGTACTCGGGTGCGACGCTCATCGGGTCGAAGACCGTGAACGTCACGATCCGCGCAGGGTCCGGGGTCATCCCTGACTTCACCACTGTCACTCACTCCGAAGCGGTCGCCGCGGTCAACACTGCGGTGGGTGCGTACGTGCAGGGTCAGACGAAACTGAACCTCGCGATCACCGGCGCGGCCGGGATCTACGGGTCGACGATCACCGCGTACCAGATCACCGTTTCCGGGCAGACGTTGAGCAGCCAGTCGGGGGCAACCCCGAACGCGATCAGCGGATCAGGAACCGTGGTGATCACCGGGAAGGTGACAGACTCCCGCGGCCGCACCCGCACCCGCACCGTGAACATCACCGTGCTGGCCCGGGCGGTGCCGACGATCACCAGCCTTCTGGTGCGGCGGTGTACGTCCGGAGGTACGGTCAGCGCCGACGGCACGTACCTGCGGGTCGACCTGAACGCGGCCGTGTCGTCGCTGATCAACGGCACCCAGCGGAACACGATCACGTACAAGGTGGAGACCCGCCCGACCGGGGGTTCCTGGTCAACGAAAGCGAACACCACTCCGGCGGGGATCACGTACAACAGCAACTTCGTGGTCGGGACCGGTGGGGAATACTCCGTCGCCGCGTCGTACGAGGTGCGGGTCACCGTCTCCGACAAGTTCGGCAACGTCCTCGCATCCCGAACGATCGCCACGGCGCAGGTCCCGCTCGACGTCGCCGCGGCCGGGATCGGTATTGGGAAGGTGCACGAGCAAGGCGCGCTCGACATCCTCGGGGACGTGTACTCCGACGGAACCCTCGCCCCGTTGGGAGACACCGGGTGGCTCACACCGACCCTGGAAAACAGCTTCACCGAAGGGCAGCCCATCCGCTACAAGCGGCTCAACGGGGTCGTCTACCTGCGAGGTGAACTCCTCCGCACCACAGCGCCCACGTCGTCCACAACCGCATTCACGCTCCCGTCGGGATACCGACCAGCCGGCCGACTGCGCACCGTGAACTGGGCAGCCAACATCACCCAGTTCGTCGGCGTCACCGTGAACACAGACGGAAAGGTCGATATCATCTGCGACTTCACCCGCACGTCGACACCCGGGTACAGCGTCGTGTTCGCGTTCCCCGCCGCCTGACCCCAACGAAAGGTCCCCACCTCGATGGCCACGACACGTCAGCACATCGACGCCCGCAACGACACCGACCTGCAAGCCCGGTTCATCGCCGCGGCCGAGCAGGCCGGGATGCCTGCCGCGGAACAGTGGGTGAGAGCACACATGGGTGCCCTGGTCGCCGCGGCCGTCGACCAGGGGCAGACCGTCGCTGACATCCACGCCTACGCGACCACCGTCCGCGACGCCTACCTGGACGCCGCACCACCACCGCCCGGGGCGAACCTCGCCGCGGTCACCGACACCCACCTGACCGCGGCGATCACCGCACTCAACCCCTAACCCTCGCCACCCGGCGGGGGTTTCGTGTGAAAGGACCCATGATGTCGATCCTGAACGGGCGTCTGCCCTCGATCATGCTCACCCGCGTCGGCACCAACCGGCACGGGAAGACCATGCTGCTCCGTTCGGGTGCAGCCGCCCGAACCTACCTGCTGCTGGTCAGGTTCGTGCGCCTGTTCCTCGGCCAACAGCTGGGCCTCGCCGACGCCTACCGCGACTACAAGGGGCAGCAGACCACCTGGCGGGTGTACCAGAACGGTGGGCCCGTCGCTGCCTGGCCCGGCACCTCCAACCACGGGTGGGGGCTCGCGGCGGACTTCGACACCCCGATGAACAACACCGGGTCGCAGATGCACGCGTTCGCCCGATGGTTCTTCCCCCTCCTCGGCTGGCATTGGACCGGCCGCGCCTGGAACGAACCCTGGCACTGGGACTTCAAGGGCATCCCCGCCCGCATCACCCTCCGCAACGGGTCCCGCGGGAACCTCGTCAAGCTCTGGCAAGGCTGGCTGTACCTCGCCGGCCACCGTCACCTGAAACTCGACGGGATCTTCGGGCCCGTCACGAGCAATGCGACCAAAGCGTGGCAGCGCGCGAACCGGCTCACCGCTGACGGGATTGTGGGGCCGAAGTCGTGGAAGAAGGCGGGCCTCGCGTGAGCCACCCCAACGACGACCCGATCCTGCAGACCCGCCTCGACGTCGCCGAGATGAAAGGGATGCTGTCGCAGGTGATCAGCACCCACACCGCGCAGATCGAGTCGCAAGCATCCCGCCTGAACGTGCATGAGGCGCGACTCAACGAGAAGAAGGCGACCCTCGCCCGCCACGACGAACGAATCAAGGGGCTCGAGGAGGACAACTCCGCCCGATGGGGCAGAGTCACCGGGCTCCTCGCCCTCCTCGTATCGGCTGCGGCCGTCGTCCTCACCCTCGTGACCCGGATGACCTGATGGAGAGAAAATGAACATCACTCACTACGCCAAAGCACTGCTCTACATCGCCCTCGCCGTCGTCGGAGTGCTCGTCACCGCGCTCGCCGACGAAACGCTCTCGACCGCTGAGCTCATCAACGTCGCGATCATCGCGGCCGGGGCGGTCACCGTGTATCTGGTCCCGAACCTTCCGACCGGACCGGGTTCCGTGCTCAAGACGCTTGTGGCGTTCACCACGGCCGCGCTCGTCGCCGTGCAGTCCTTCCTGAGCGGGGGGATCACCACCACGGAATGGCTGCAGGTCGCTGTCGCCGCGTTCGCCGGCATCGGGGTCTACATCATCCCCAACGAACCCGCGAAGGGACCACCGATCCGGGTCGCGCAGAACTACCGCACGCCGTAACTCTCCTCAGCCCGCCCGACCGCAGATGCGCCCCCGGGGCGTCCTCCTCACTCAGAGGTGTGACGCCCCGGGGGCGCCCTTTTTGTCGTGCCCGGAGCGGTCGCCTGGTTCGGTACGCTCGCGAGCATGTATGGAGCTCGCCTCGCCCGCTGGGATCACGCCGCCGAGTGGCCGCTGACGGTCGCCGCGGTCCTGTTCCTGATCGCGTACGCGACGCAGATCCTCGCGCGAGACGCCGGCGTGTGGTCCGCGGCCGCGGAAGTTGTCCTGTGGGTCACGTGGGCGCTGTTCGCGATCGACTACGTCGTCCGGCTGACGATCACCGAGAACCGGCGCTCATGGTTCTTCCGACACCTCCTGGATCTCGCGATCGTCGTCCTGCCCATGCTGCGGCCGCTACGCCTCATGCGGTTTCTGACGATCCTCGCGATCATCCAACGCGGCGCGGGGTCCATGCTCCGCGGCCGTGTCGTGGTCTACACCGTCGGAGCGACCGCGCTCGTGATCCTCATCGCCGGGCTGGCTGTTCTCGACGCCGAGCAGGGGCAGGGGGGCAGCATCCAGAACCTCGGAGACGCGATCTGGTGGGCGTTCGTCACGATCACGACCGTCGGGTACGGCGACTACTTCCCCGTGACTGTCACAGGGCGGATCGTCGCGGTCGGGCTCATGGTCGGCGGCATCGCGCTGATCGGTGTCGTGACCGCCACCCTCGCGTCGTGGATCGTCGAGCGGGTGTCCAACGAGACCACCGATAAGGCGGCGACGACGTCGCAGGTCGAGCAGCTGCGCGCCGAGGTCGCCGAGCTCAAGCAGATGATCAGCGAGCTGCGCCTATCGCGATGAGTTCCGGTGCTCCCCCCGAGAATCGAACTCGGCACACCTGCCGTGTAAAGGCTGGTTGCTGACCCAGAGCGGAGAGCGTCGACCGAGAGTCTACGCGGCGCGACGGAACGACCGGTCGGGGATCGGTCGCGGTGGCAGCATGACGATGCCTTCACGCTTGAGTCGGTCGGAGACGCGAGTGTAGATCTGGGTGGTCGCGAGGGACTCGTGCATCATGAGCTCCGAGACGACCCGGATGTCGACGCCCTGCTCGACGAGGTCGGTGCCGAAGGAGTGGCGGAGGCTGTGTGCTGTGAGTCGGGGGTCGGTGATGCCGGCGCGGCGGATCGCTTTGCCGATGAGGCCGGTCACCGCGTTGCCGGAGATGTGTCCGGGTCTTCCGCGTCGCGCGGGGAACCAGAACCCCTCGGGCATGGATGCCGCGAGCTCCTCGATCACGGGGTGCAGCGGGAGGGTGCGTGTCTTGCTGCCCTTGCCGGTCGTGACGATCGTGCCCGAGCGGAGGTCGATGTGCCGGCCCTCGACGGCCGCGATCTGCGAAACCCGGAACCCCTGGTAGTACCCGAGGAGGATCATGGCCCGTGTGCGCCTGTACGCGCCGCTGTTGAGCATCGCGTCGATCTGTTGAGGGGTGAAGGGCCTGGGTTCATTCCTGGGCGCTCTGACGGGCTCCAGGCGCTCCGCAGGGTTGATCGCACAGTAGCCTTCGTCGACCGCGAACCGGTAGAACGCGATCAGCACCGCCCGGTTCACCCGCCTCGTGCCGGGTGTGACACCATCCCGACCCATGAACATTCGCGCATCCCGCGCGGTCGCCTCGAGCAGCGGCACGGTCGCCGCGAACGTGTTCAGAATGCTCCGGTACGTGCGGATGGTCTGCGGGCTCAGGTTCCGCGCCCGCTGGCTCGCGGCGAAGTCCTCCAACGCGACCTGTTCGAGCGCGCGACAATCATCGGTGTCCATCATGGTCTTTCCCCAGGTGTTCTCTCACCCCCTTCGTCCCGGGGGTCCCTTGGTCACCGTATGCGGCGCGGTCTGGGGGAGTGCTTAAAGCGGATCGTCGTACATGTCGCAGTAGGCATGCGCGTCGTGGAACTCGTCGATGAAGTGGTAATCCTCACCTCGGGAGAACGCCCGAGCACCGCACGGGCACTGCGCCCAGGAGCGTGCAGAGGCCGGGAGCAGTCCGCGGTGGAAGAACAGCGCGTTCTCGCGACGGTGGGTCATGATCCGCTTGAGCCGATCATGCCGCCGGCGGCGCTTCATCTTCGCGCTCATCGAGCGTCCTCCTGCTCAGCGAAGCGGAGAATCTCGAAGTCGCCGTTCGCGTAGACGTGACCCTCGGCCGTCTTTATCAGGCCCCTGTGACCGTCGATGACCTCAACGACGATCTCGGGCGCGCCCGCCTCGCGCGCGGGAGCGAGTCCGTGTGTGCGGTTGAGGGCGTACACGGTCGCGCCCATGATCCTGGGTGCAGCGCCGGTGAAGATGCTCATGACACGCTCCGCAGCGGGATCACCGGCGCGAGCCACTCGGACTCAAACCGCACAGTTTGCACCGTTACTGACGGCGGTTCGCTCGGCAGGTCCAGGAACAGGGAGCGGTCACCGTCAGGATCGTCGAGCGTCACTGAGCGGTACGCCGCATAGAGCGCGTCCGGGTCGACTCGCATCGGTCCCGCG